CGTCAATCAAATCTATAATGATATGGAAAAAAGAAAAAGTGACACGGTTGCAGACATAAAGGAGATGCATTCTCGCATCTCCACAGTTGACAGGAACCTATCAGATAAGATAGAATTGACAGAACGCCGTATTATGGAGGAAATCAAGTCACTGAGGGCTGATATTTCCAAGCATAATAAGGAAGAAGATTCCGCGCTAAAAAAGATCCTTGAATGGAAATGGTTTGTTACCGGTGGTGTAGTCATATTCGCATGGCTGGTAACAAATGTTAATCTAGCAACACTAGGTAAACTATTCAATTAGCTTGACTTTTTGGTGGATGTGTATATAATGTATAGCTATGAGTCTGTCCACCGATCTATCATTCGTTCAACGAATCACACACCGTTTCAATAAGTATCAGCGCAAGTCTGATTACCTATTCAACGTCCGTTGTCCTCTATGCGGGGACTCACACAAAAACAAGACCAAGATGCGTGGGTATATCTACCGGCGCGGAAATGGTCTTTTTTATCTTTGCCATAACTGTGGTGAGAGTATGTCTCTTGGTAATTTTATCAAGCGACTTGATGGTACCATCCACAAAGAATATGTCCTAGAGAAATACAAGTCTGGTGAATACAATGGTGTATCAACTCGCCGAACATTGTTTGATGTTCCTGTGACCAGATTTGGTAAGGTAGAGAAAAAGATTTTCGATAATGCCGAACGATGTGATAAACTACCTGACCAGCACTTCTGTGTTTCTTATTTGAAGAATCGTAAGATTCCACTAGAGCATTACAAGAATCTATACTTCACTACAAACTACAAAAAGTTCTGTGATGAGGTATATCCTGACCATGGCAAAGATAAGATCACCGCTGATGCAAGACTGGTCATACCGTTCTATGATTCATATAACGCACTGATTGGTGTATCCGGTCGTGCGTTGGTGACTGCTGACTATAAGTTGCGCTACGTCACTATCAAGACAAATACCAGTGAGAACAAGTTAATCTATGGCCTAGACCGCATAGATATATCTCAACCCATAAAGATTGTCGAAGGACCGATTGACTCGTTGTTCTTGGACAATTGTGTTGGCTCTGGAGATTCCAGCTTGACCATCACAGCAAAGCAATTGAATGCTGAAAAGACAGTCCTGATATATGACAATGAACCTAGAAATAGAGAAATCGTCAATCTCATGGGCGATGCAATCAAACATGGCCATAACATCGTTGTATGGCCCGACACCGTAGACGGCAAAGATATCAATGAAATGGTTATGAGTGGGATATCACCTGATGAAATAGAAGATATCATAAGTAATAACACCTTCAAAGGTATCGAAGCACAAATTAATTTTAATTATTGGAAGAAAGTATAACATGAAAGCGCGACTGATTAGCTATAGTAAACCCTCCCGTGAGATTGCCAATGAAGGCTTGTATGACATGCAAGAACTAATTGCATTTTGTGCGAGGGTATCAAATCCTGCAAACCAACTAAACACAGAAACATCCACAAAACTGATCAATTACTTGGTCAAGAACAAACATTGGAGTCCTCTGGAGATGGTGTCTGCATGTGTTGAAGTTGAAACTACCCGCGATATCGCCCGACAGATTCTACGCCACAGGTCATTCTCTTTTCAGGAGTTTAGCCAACGATATGCTGATCCAACTAAGGACCTAGATTTTGTGTTTCGTGAAGCGAGGCTGCAAGACACCAAGAATCGCCAAAATTCAATTGAACTTGATATGGATAATGACACACATCGTCAGATTGCATATCAGTGGCAAAATTTACAGCGAGATTTAATTCAAAAATCAAAGGAAGTCTATGCTTGGGCAATGGAAAAGGGTATTGCAAAAGAGCAGGCCCGTGCTATTCTACCAGAAGGAAATACCGTGTCACGCATGTACATCAACGGTACACTGCGTTCCTTCATTCACTACATAGAAGTCCGCTCTGAAAAAGCAACGCAAAAAGAACACAGGGAAATGGCAATTGAAATTGCCAAAGTGATCGCTGAGGTATTTCCTTTGGCGCAAGAGTTCGTATCAAAATAATAACAGGAGACAAGATGGAAAGTATCGTTCACGATATTAGAGTGGATTATTCTCGGGATAATCTATTCGATGATTTAGGTAGGAAGCGCCTTAAAGAAAGCTACATGAAAGATGAGGAACAATCACCACAGGAGAGATTCGCGTTTGTCAGCAAAACTTTTGGATCTAATCAAGCACATGCTCAGAGGTTGTATGAATATTCTTCTAAGCATTGGCTCAGCTATTCTACACCTATCCTTTCTTTTGGTCGTAGCAGCCGGGGCCTACCTATTTCTTGCTTTCTACCATATCTCCACGATAGTGCAGAAGGTTTGGTGGATTGTCTCTCGGAGGTAAACTGGCTGAGTATGCTCGGCGGAGGTATTGGAATTGGATTCGCTATTCGTTCTGCTGATGACAAGTCTACTGGCATCATGCCTCATCTTAGGACTTATGATGCATCAAGCCTCGCCTATAGGCAGGGCCGTACTCGCCGCGGTTCTTATGCCGCTTATCTTGATATTAGCCATCCAGATATTCCTCTATTTTTGGATATGAGGAAGCCAACTGGTGATCCAAATATGCGGGCCTTGAACTTGCATCACGGTATCAATATCACCGATGACTTCATGCAATTGGTTGAGCAGGCTATGTTGGATCCAAATGCTGATGATAGTTGGCACTTCCGTGATCCACACGATAACACAATTCGTGATACTGTATCAGCTAAAGAGTTGTGGCAACAAGTCCTTGAGATGCGTATGTTGACAGGTGAGCCATACATCCACTTCATTGACACAAGCAATCGTGCAATGCCACAGTTTCAGAAAGACTTGGGCTTGAAGATTGCACAATCCAATCTGTGTTCTGAAATCATTCTTCCAACAAACAAAGACCGCACCGCCGTGTGTTGCCTGTCTTCTGTGAATCTGGAGTACTATGATGAATGGAAAGATGATCCACTATTCATTCGTGATATCGCAGAGATGTTAGACAACGTTTTGCAATACTTCATTGAGAATGCACCTGACACCATCGCAAGGGCTAAATTCTCTGCTATGCGTGAGCGAAGCATTGGTATCGGTGCACTGGGCTTCCATGCATTCTTGCAGAAAAAGGGAATTGCATTTGAAGGTGTGATGGCTAAGTCATACAACATCCAGATGTTCAAGAACATCCATACAAAGGGCGCTGTTGCTAATCTTGAGTTGGGTAAAGAGCGAGGTGAGGCACCTGATGCTGTCGGCACAGGTCGCAGATTCAGCCACATGTGGGCTATTGCACCAAATGCATCATCGTCCATCATCATGGGTAATACGTCACCATCCATTGAACCATACCGTGCAAATGCTTATCGCCAAGACACACTGAGTGGTTCTTCACTGAACAAGAATCGTTGGTTGGACAAGATCATTCAGAAAGAAGCTGAGACTCATACAGATGGCTGGGCTGATGAAGTTTGGTCGTCAATCATTGCCAACGATGGCTCGGTGCAACACCTAACATGGATGCATGAGAATGATCGTGAAGTGTTCAAGACTTCTATGGAGATTGATCAGCGTTGGGTCATTGAACATGCCGCAGATAGACAGCCATACATTGATCAAGCACAGAGTTTGAATCTATTCTTCCGTCCAGATGCACACATCAAGTATATCCATGCTTGCCATTTCCTAGCATGGAAGCGTGGACTAAAGACTCTGTACTATTGTCGCAGTGAAAAGCTGGCTAAAGCAGATAAGGTATCAAAGCGCATTGAGCGTGAAATCATCAAAGAATTGGACTTGAGTGCAATCATTGGTGGTGATGAATGCCTAGCTTGCCAATAACAAAAGGAATAAAAATGAAAAAAATAATAATCGGTGCTATGATAGCACTAACCGCAATCGCAAGTTTTGCACAAAAAGAAAAAGCTGGTGTTGCATATGATGCAGTATTGACCAGAGTAATTGATGGTGATACAGTAGCCTTTCAAGCTAACTGGTTACCTGATCCTCTGAAAAAGGAATTGAGTGTCCGTGTATTTGGTGTTGATACACCTGAGAAGGGTCATCGCGCAATGTGCCCAAGTGAAGATGCACGTGGTCAAGCTGCAACTGCATTCACTAAGGCACAAATCAATGGGGCACAGAAACGCCAAGTTGTATTGATGGGTTGGGACAAATATGGTGGGCGTGTATTGGGTGATATTTTGCTTGACGGCAAGAGCCTGCGCCAAATGTTGATAGCAAATGGTTTTGCCCGTGAGTACTACGGCGAAGCTAAAACATCATGGTGCTGATATGAGAAAAGTATTGAGATTCACCGCATCATGGTGCCAACCATGCAAAGCTATGGCTAAATTGATAGATGGTGTTGACACCAACCTACCGATTGAAGTCATTGATATTGATGAACAGTCTGAACTGGCTGTTGATTATGGAATCAGATCGGTTCCTACACTGGTCATGCTTGATGAAAACATCGAAGTTCGCAGGATGGTTGGTTTAGTGACCAAAGAAAAATTAGAAAATTGGATTGAAGAATGACGTATTGGTTGCATAGCGAAGTCTTTGTTTTTATAAATAAGACAAGGAGATCATATGCAACCATACTTTTATAAAATACAACATGTTCCGACAGGCAAATATTACGTTGGAACACAATATGGAAAAACAAGTGATCCATACAAGTTTTGGAAAACTTATTTTACATCATCAAAATATGTGAAAAATCTGATAGAATGTGATGGTGTGGACTCATTCATTATCGTCAATATACAAATCAGAGATGATGCTAGGATGTATGAACATCGTTATTTGAAGAAGGCATATAATTTGCTAGGAAAGAGTAGATTTTTGGAAGCATTTCTAAACAGAAATATTGCTCCAGGAATATTGCTAAGTGATGAAATTATTAGCAAAGCAAATATCAAAAGAAGAGTCAGTAATTCAATATCAGCTAAGAAACTATTCGCTGAGGGACGCCATAACTTTCAGATAAAAAATTCAGGTGAATTGGAACATGTTAGAAAATTACGATCTGAGAGAATGTTAGGTAATAATTTTGGATCAAAGCGAGAAATGACTGCTGATTTGAAGGAAAAATTAGCAAAAAAATCCACAGGAAATACGAATGTGCGTGGTAAAAAATGGTGGACAGACGGTGTTGTGAATAGACGCAGTTTTGAATGTCCTGGTGAAAAATTTAGATTAGGAACAAAGAGAAATAAATGAAAAATACAGCAATTTTCAAGGACTTGAAACTGACGGATGAGAGAAGTTCTTTCCGTCCATTCAAGTATGAATGGGCCTACGCCGCATGGTTGAAACACGAACAGAGTCACTGGTTGCATACAGAATGTCCGATGATGGAGGATGTCAAGGACTGGAAGAAAAGACTTACTGATGATGAAAAGAAGTTTCTGACAAACATCTTTAGATTCTTCACACAAGGTGACATTGACGTTGCTGGTGGTTATGTGAAGAACTATCTTCCATACTTCCCACAGCCAGAAGTTCGTATGATGTTGTTGGGCTTCGCAGCACGGGAAGCATTGCATGTGGCTGCATATAGTCACTTGATTGAAACTCTTGGTCTGCCTGAAACAACCTACAATGAATTTCTATCG